TAAAAACATATTGAGGGCATCTATTATTAGAACCCTTTTTTGGTTTGGTATTTTTGTTGTTGGTCTCATTTATCCTCCGTTTAATTACTATAGCATGTTGGTCTCCATTTGTCAAGAAAAAAGCCCCCGATTTTTCAACCGGGGGCCAAAGGAGAACAACTACGTCTAAACAAAACTACGATTTGTATTTTTCTACCATGACTTCATTTAGCAAATCGATCACGGCACTTCGAAATGTTTCATCTTTTAGCTTCTCTTTCCATTGTTTTGACTGAAATTTCATTGGTTTTCCTTCTTTTGGTGTAAGGGTATACCAAGCACCGGCGGAAGAGAAATTGGGCGTTTTTGAGCGTTTTAGAATCTCTAACCAAGATTCTTCATCTCGGATGCCAATCTCATTACCCCAAATAATTTTGAACTCGCAGTCACGACCTTCAGAACCGAAGCGTGATTTTTTGATAAAACACCGAACATGAGAACCAATTCTTGTACCGTCTTCATCAATCGCAAAGCTAGCCTTCGACTTGCGCTTTGTCAGCCAGATTCTAAGTGAACTGAAATATTCAATTGCTTTTCCTCCGGGTGCAATGTAAGGCTCAACAAGAGACATCATTGGATTTGATGAAATGTTGGTTTTCAATTGGTTAATCATGAGGAGCGTTGATTCAGTATTCGCCAAGGGAATCGTAAGTTTGGGAAATGCTTTCGAAAAAATTCTTGGCTTGACAGCCATAGAAGATTGTGGGTTGAAATCACCTTCCAAATCTTTCTCGGACGGAGTGGCAGCTACACTGTCCCAGATGAACAGAACACGGGCTTCACCATACTCAGTCATTACATATTCCATTGTATTGAGCACATTCTCAACGCTCGTGGCTTGATAATAAAGAAGTTGGTCTTTTGAACAACCCGCCCTCTCTAAAAACTCAGGGTCTATAGCAGACTCTGCATCAAAGTAAACAACGAACATTCCTTTCTTTTGAGCATTCGCTGCGATCTGTGCTGCCATGAATGATTTACCAGAACCGGACAAGCCGGCCAGTTCGGTAATCTTTCCAACAGGGATTCCTGCTTCTTGGCCCGGACTTACAATCAAGTCAAGCCATTTCGATCCAGTCGGAATCCAGTCCTTTACGGACACCGGATCTGATTGGGAAAGGTCATGAGCGACATTCATTCCCATCTTCTTGTTGATCTTTTTTGCAAGATCAGCAACATTTATTTTTCCAGTTTTCATCTTTAGTAGTTCTCCCATTACTTACCCGCCTCTGGTCCTTTAATAAAGACATCAGTTTTTTCCAATATGTTCCAATGCTCGATAAATTCAGACAATAGCATTTGCCTATCAGACTTCAGATGCGTTCTATTTTTTCTTGCATGAAAATAACCAGTTGGTTTCCAATTAGTAAGTTCGCCTCTGAGGTGTCTTTGTTCATCTTGTACCATTTTGGATTTACTTTCCGTCGTCAAAGATGTAATTCGCTTATCGACATGGAGCTTGAACTGATAGGGCTTTGTTAAAACATACCCTAATTTTGTGAAATGTCTAAGAGAGAGGCAAAACAACCAAAAATTAGGTTTTCCATATTTCAACTGGTCTTTTCTAAACGCCTTGTTCATGCTATCAAACAGATAATTTATATCGGTCTCCAATATAGTCTTGTCATATCGCTGGTCCAATTGATCTGTTCCAATGCCGGCTTCATAGTATGATGTCAAATCGGCTTGGCCCAAATCGCTATCTTTTTCGAGACAAAGCGCTATCTTTGATGCTAATTCACGATCGCCCATTCTCATAATGGATTTATCATCAAGAATCATTCCAAACATATTACTATATTTATTAGATATGCTTCGAGACCATTTTGCTATTGGTGTAAACATTCCATTTCTTTTTTCTTGCTCAACCAACGGTAAGCCACATTGCAGTCTTTGAAAGATTGTTGAAAGATCCTGATAGACCTTGTCAGTAATAAAGGTAACGTTAACAAATCGATTATTCAGTATCTCAGATCTCATCTGAGGTAACATATCTTTGAAATAAACGTTTTCAAGCGGCGGATGAATGTTGTCTGCTGAGTCTATAAGCTCTTGTGTATGCACAGTGTATTCATTCAAGATAAATGATACAATTGCGTTAACACGGTTCTGGCCGTCAACACTGATATATTCATAGTTCTTGGATAACAAATTGCTGTAGTATTTGATAGATGGCTTGTCGCCAATGTTTTTAGAATAAGATAAGCATTTTCTAATGTCAACAATTACCATTGTTGTAAGTGCCATCTTGCCAAGCAGGGAATCAATATATAGTCTTTTTTCCTTATTGCTCCAACAGGCTTTTCTTTGAAAAGATTCGCAAACATATTGCTTTGCTTTGAACGGGTTTTTTGCCTTTCTTTCGATGAGAGTTGCAAACTCCGTTGGAATTTCCCTAGTTGAACAGTCAGTTAATAACTTTCTAATAGAGATTGTTTCATTACTCATAAAATCTCCTATTTTGTTGAGTTTGGATGCATATAGCATTTTCCAGTTTTATCGTGTGGGCTCCACGAACACCAACGGTGTCAAAGTCATTTGGCCAGCATTACCTGTTTCCACTCACGCCACGTGGAGGCAGACTTATTGTGAGCAATGCCCCGATTTTAAGTGCGGGGCCAACACTTTCCCATTTACACTGATCCTTGTTACATATCTTTATTCATAAAGTTTTTCAATGCATCATCAACAGTTGACTTCTTGTTGTAGCGCTCAGATTCTCTGGAGAGACTCTCGGAGGTAACATCGGAGGATAGGTATTCATCCAGCAACGCTTGGACATCGGAAGTTGTGTGTCGCTGGAATAAGGTCTCAATCTCAGGAATCGAGCTAATAAGTTCATCACAATCAGCTACATCATCATCACACAGTACAGAAGGTCTGCGACGAGGTTTCAAGGCAGTCTTGGGAAATGATCCGGGAGTTCCGGGAACTGTGTAGGTAAGTACAATATCAGTTCCGGTCTCAGGGTGTGTAAGATCACCGTAGTCTGGATCAAGGACATAGGATAGTAAGGTCTCATATGCGGTTTTGCCATAAGCCCAAACTCTTACACCTTTGCTCTCTTCGCCACGAACAATTATCGGGGAATAGTATCGCTTTCGAGCAAATAGCTTTTTAGCCTCTCGCTTTGAGGTATCATCATTCTTTTCTACGCCTTCACGCCATAACTTTGACGCAAAGTCGCAGATTGGGCAATCTTCACCATAATTGCGCTTGGGACAAAGAATTCCGGGATTCTTACCGACATTGTAGTGGAAGTGGAATTCTTTGAAAGGGTCTCCATCCGCTGCGGGAAGGATACGTACAGTTTGGTCGCCTTCGCTAGGGCGCCATTTGGTATTATCTTGTTCTTTACCGTTGTTTTGAGAAACTCCAAGTTTCTTTCTCATTAAATCTAAATTTATAGCCATGTTTATCTCCTTTGTTTAGCTAAGTTTTTTGTCTATGCAGACTAGAGTCAGGGGGAAATTTTCCCCCCGCTATTTGTAGTGTAACCGGTTATTGACTAGCTGTCAAATGAAAATTGAATATTTTCTTTGACGATTTGGCCAACTTGGGTTGAATGGTTGAAGCGGCGAAATGCACGTAACTTTGTGTCATAAACGACTTCAGTTTTTCCATCACGAGACATCTGTGATTTACGCTGATTGGTGGAAAAATGCGTATAAGGCAAGTCTTCCGGCTTAATAAAACTCATTGTACGTTGAGTACCATCAGCTTTTGTAAAAGTTCCAGTGTATTGTGTGTAAGTGTTAGACATATAACCTCCGTTTTGTGAATGTCTTTTCGTAAGTGTTTTCTTATAGTGGATGAATAGATTGTGATCGAAGGGTTTGTGTGATGATCAACAATGACTCAACTCGTTACAAGTTTTGTGCTTACTTATATATTATAACATGTTTGCTATAACTTGTCAAGAAAAAAGTTGAAGTTTTTTTTCTTGGTGTTTGTAATTTTTTTTTAGGAGCTTTTCTTGCTCACCTTTATACTATAACCTATTGGGAATATCTTGTCAAGAAATTTTTTTATTTTTTTTCTTGAATGTAATGAGTAAGTTTCAAAGAGTAAAAAAATGATTGGCTATGTTCTGATGGATAGATAACAAATGATGATATGATTTTTTCATTTTCATCTTTTTGAATTCTTTCTTTTATCAGACGAAGCAAATCTTTATTTTTATCTAACTGATTTTTGCTTACACTATAAAGATAACATGCCTCAGTAATGTTGTCAAGTAAAAAGAATAAGTTTTCTTCATTTTTTTTGAAGTTGCCCACTGATAGGGTGCAAATTCTAGAAATTTCTTTTGATTCGTGGTTTGATCCCATTACTGGTTCTTGGTTATTGAGCCACTGTACTGTTTCAATAGCATTTGCAATTTGCTTATTTATACCTTTGTATAATCTATTGAGTGGTTGGTCTCCGATCATAGCAACCACCTCTTTATTTGAGAACAAATACATCCTGTTTAAAAGACCAGACCTTGTAAACTCTTGCAAAACATTGTAACAAACTTTGTTTCGCAACACCTGTTTTGTGTTACATAATGTTACATCCGGATAGATGTATATAATGTTTATTTTTTTATGCTTGATTGTCTCCATTACTCGTAATGCACAACCAGAAACTTTTCCTGCGCCGCACAATGCAACCCAGCATTCGTCTTCATCAAAACTCAAACGATCACTAAAATCAGGACAATGCGTTTCGTAGTCTTCTGTTTTCTGACAACTGCTTGGGAAGTCATCTTTTGTTATTGTAATTTTTTTATGGTGCTTTGCAAATGAATTTACTAAATTTGTTCCAGCACCTCCGATTCCTATTAAGACCATGATACCTCCACAAAATCTCTAAGGTTTGAACCGACATGGGCTGATGATTTGAACCAGCCTAACGTTGTGTCTTCAAAAATCTCTTGAACCTGTGGGAGCATGTACCTATCTTCTAAATGTAGATCAATTGTGAGCGAGTCATGTACAACTGAATGTACAAACGACTTTGTGTTTTGTAAGAATTTGTTTATCTTGCAAGCCTGCTTCATGCAATTGTCAGATGAAGTGCTCTGCAATAGGTAATTCAGTGAATGAAAATCATCAGTTGGTATCTTTCTGCCAAATGGCGTATGAACTACCCCATCTCTATAAAACTCTTTCAACACTTTGGTTTTATTGTAGTGCCTTTCGGTTAGATAGTCTTCAGCATTTGGATTATATAGCCATGCGAAGAATCTCTTCTTTGCTTTATCTCTTGTTCCAATACCCCTGTATACGTTCTTAATATTGTACTCATGTACGTCCTCACGGGGGTGGGTACCAGTAGATAGCGACAATAATGTTCTAATTTCCGCACCATTCAAATCAAACTGTACAAACAGATCATTTTTTGGAACGACACAATTGGCTGTTTCTTTTTTCAGATTCATGATTGGAAACGAACCAGTCTTTGTAGTAAGTCTACCAGTTCTAGAACCCCACACATCGTAATGAATGAATTTTTGCTCTCCATTCAAAAAATTTCTTAACGACTTAGCCTTTAGATCAGTTCTGGCTGAAACGTGTAGAGCATCGAAGTCAATTTGAATCGGTCTCTTAGCAATGTCACCTGCCATCTTGAATAAGTCAACTAAAAAATCATGATTGGATGGTTTTTCATAATTGCCAAACACCCACTCACAGATCTGGTTCTTTACTTCGCAATAGTGCTTCAAGTGAGTTTCGGGTACAATTTCAAACATACATTGATTATCAATTTTTATTTTTGCATTTACCGCTGCGTTTACGAATGCTCTTATTTTGTTCTTTCTTTTCTCAAGGCGTGTCTTGTAGATGTCGGGACAGATCTCGTCCATCGTTTTCCCATTCACATAAACACAAGCATAATCAATGTTGTGGTCACTAAGGCAATTGTTGTAGCCCCATGTTCCAGTAATGTCGGCTGGTAGTCTGTCGTAAATAAACTCACCACCTTTATAAAGACCAAAGCAGCTATCCTTTGAGTCTAAAATTTGAAATATCATTAATCCTCCGTTAGGCTCGCAAACCAACTAAAACTTCCGATTTTATTTGGATTACTTTTTGCAAGCTCATCATTAATATAACGCATTATGGCATTGCTGTCAAGATCTTTTTGTAAAAAATTTATTACTCTGCCAAGTGCATCAATTTCAGTTTTATTTAAATATTTACCTTGTTCTATATTTCTAATATTAATATAATATTTAATATATATACTAATATCTTTAATACTATTAACAATTTCTTTTTGTTTTATATTAATTATTATTTTATTGTTTTTACCAAAATGCTTTGTTTCGTAATCTGGTGATATTTCAAACATTTTGTTATAACCCTCGACCAGAGCGTTCATCAGCAGTTCCAGATCAAGCGAACTAGTTTCAATATAGTAATCACGAAACATTTGGTCGATACTGTAGATTTGGTATTGTTGTAATGCTTTCTGCGTGATTGACGACCCAATATCTAAGCCAACTAGGTTTGGGCTATTTCTACTAATTAGCAAACCGTTTTGTTGTAATAAATTTACATAAAATGACAAATCACTACTGCCAACAATTATTTCTTTTTGTGCATCCTCTGAGAATGAAATAGGAAGCAGGTCAACAAACATGCCGGTGTTCAGCAAACTTGACTTGCTTGACATGTACCAGCCTGATAGTGTACATGGGAACGACTCTGAGACAGATTCAAAGTATCGATAAAAATGAAGTAAATAATTGTCAAAATTTGTTATCCTATTTTTATTCTTTAGTGCTCTTGTTTCGTGAAACGCTTCAATCATTGTATTTAGGTATTTTTTATATTGAGAGATTGGTGAAACATAACTGCCAACAGGTGTCAACATTTGTAAAAAACTATCTGGGTTATTGATATTACCCATCATTATATTGTTTTGAATAACATTCATAACATTTGTTACTTTGTCTCCAATGATTGGAAACGTAGTTGTGTTTGTTTCTCCTTTTCTGCCAAAACCGTAACTTTTCAATAACAATTCGTTTGGTATAATTGGCCTGTATTTTATATCAACTTTTGCATATAAACAATTGTGAGAAAAATTGAAATCAAAGACAGAAGAATCTAGCATGTCTGATAACTGATCAAACGCCAATGCGGAATACTTTACTCTTCTGTAAAAAGCATTCATTGCACTTCTGTCAGAATTTGAACCTTTGAATTTACTCATCGCTATTGTCACTCTTTCTTTTTTCTAAAATTTGATCAGCTAAATCTTCTGCATCCGAGGTTTGTTGTGCAAATGCAGATTTCCTTGCACTCGCTTCATAAATCGAGTTTTCAATTTTTTCACTATCACTTACATCTAAAATAGCTGTGCTGAATTCTGGTGCAAATATATCTTGCAAATGTTGTTGTCGTATGTTTATTATTCTCTGACAAAATTCTTCATTTTGTCCTTTAGCTCCTCTCTTTTCTAGATTATCTATTTCTAATTGATCTGAGCTTTTTCCTTCTCTGTATTTTTGCATTTTCTGTCTGTTGCTTTTTAGGAGCATCGAATTACTATCACCAGAATAATAAAACATTGCCTCAACCGTTGTGTTAAATTTGCCACGCCCTACTGTTGATTGCACTTTAGTGATTAGATGATAACCACCAATTCCCAATGCGTTTGCCAATGACGGCATTTGATTAGAGGAAGGGTCCGGACCAATAGTTGGATCCATTCCCTCACCAGCCAATGAGATCGGATTGATAAAAACAGTCATTCCGGGATAGAACATAGTGTTACCGACCATTTCTATTGTTGCTTTGTAAACTGATCCCAGTTGCATAAGTCCATTATATCCGTGATTAAAATATCTTGCCTCTCTAATATATTGCATGTCGACTTTTGAAAACTTTATTGTCTTTACTAGTCCCCTGTCTCTTCCAATGTGAAGATGCCTTATTCCATTTTTTTCATCCTCGATCCTATTACCAGTAGGGGCTTTGTTACCGCTTGTAACGTTATTGTTTGTTACGGGATAAACAACAATATAGTTGTATGCAGCATCAATGCTGGATTCGGCAAGACTTGAATTAAAAGGCAGATATCCACGATTGTAACCAGTCGAAAGATCTCTTATTACTGTCCCGTCTTTGTAATCTATCAGGCTTAGTGGATCTCTTGGGTCTGATGAATCTGGCGTTGCTAGTAAACTTGTAGTTTGAAATCTCAACTTAGTTTCAACATCCATAGATTTTATACACAGTTCGTACATTATGTCTACAAGTAATTTATTAGTTATGTCCCTGATAAAGTGCATAATTGGATAAGTTCTTCTCTCTCCTTCGATAACATGCTTGGTGAAAAACTCAATAAAATAATCCAAAGCAATTGGTACCGACGCTATATTCATGTTTATGGGAGTACCGGGATTCAGCGGATGTTCATAACTAAAAGAAGAAAGAGCTAGAATTGTATTTTTTACCGCTTCTTTTTGATTGTCACCAACAAGAGCACCAGTCCCAGCCTCTGGAGGCTCAAACATACAATCCATAAGCGTATGCAGCAAATCACCTAAGAAAAAATAGTTAACTACTTCAACCTCAGCGTTTGGATTTCCAATTGATATACTTTCAGGCTTGAAACTTCTTAACTTGCCATCAATCAAACTGAATGTATCTGTCCTTTGAATCGATTTGTTTTCAGAGATAGATTGAAGTTCTGTTTTCATTTCTGTTACGCTATCGCTCGAATCATTCTCCGTATCATTTGAGGCTTTTGATCCATTAACTAATTCTGGTTGGTCTTCAAAATACCCCAATTGTGAGAAAGATTTTTTATCCTTTAATTTACTAAAGGTATACTGTAGCCTTCTCCTCCTCAACATTCGATAAACAATTGATTGATAAGATTTTTTTATCAATTCCTTTTCCATCGTTTTGTATGTGTTCATAAGTTCATACATTTGCTCAGGAGTACAATTATTCCATGCCTGATTCAGTTCAAGTTGTATTTGTTTCCTGACAGAATTTACTTCTGGTGTGGCTAGGACATCCATATCAACACTCTTGCCTGCGGATTCAATATATGCTCTATATTTTATTTTTATATTCACAGATCCATCAACCGCAAAGTCCAGATCATGGTCAATCATGTTGAGGTAAAACGACTTATTTATCTTTTCTAATGCTGCTTTGATCAAAGCCGCACTTGTGCCCGACTCTTTAGCTAATTTTTCAAACATGGGATCTTCTCTCAAAACCCATCCGACATCAACTCTAATTCTGTATCTGGAACTGTCATACATAAAGGGATGCTCATATGAATTATGATGAACACTGCCCGGAAAGAGTATCAGATCAAGAAACCTGTATTTGTTTGAAGCATCATTGAGAGTGCTGTTGAGATTATTTTTTACGGGGTTACTGTTAAAATCACCCACACTTCTTTCCTTTATCAAGTCGTTAAAGTCTCTGAAGTATAGAGATAATTCGGCGCTTATATCATTTCTTGCGGTTGCTGGTGATGTCCCATCAAAACTAAATGAAAAATCTTTTACACCAAATTCCCACTTATCAGTCTTGCCACTGCCTTTTGCTCGATATGATTCAATGTCTGGATTATAGTTTTTTGGAAAATCAAATTCTAATTCTTTCAAGGTGCCTTCGTTTTCCTTTGTAAAGACCTTAAATAGTCTAATCTGTGGTACCAATGAAGAAAGCAGATCTGGTCTTATACTGAAAAAACTATCAATGTCAGCCCCCTTGGGTGAAGTTAACTTATTCATGAGGGACGCTCTGTCTGGCTCTGAATCACTAACATCAATTAGGCGAATTCGACCAGAATATTCATTACCTTGTTTGTGTATCTCAGTGACATCGCCATTAGAGGATGCCTCAACCTCCTTGTTTGTTTGGCTTTGATAGGCTTTTGATAACTTTTCCATATTCATAAGCAAAAAGCATTGTTTATAAAAAATTTGCCTCTCTTCAATTTCATCATCAGTTAACTTATCTTGGTCTGCGGCACCGGCCTGATTCGCTTGGTCTAGGTCTTTTTCTAAAGTCTTCTTATAAGATTTATGTAAACCTTTTACGCTGCTTTCACTCAGGGGGCTATCATTAGACCAAGTCCCATCTTTTTGATTGGTTATTTTTGTTATATAATCCCAGTGATAAATTAATAAATCATCTCTTAGAGCGGATAAAATCAAATAGGAAAAAGAAAAAGCGGCATAAGTCGTTGCCTCGTTGAACAATTCTCTTTGGCTTTTTCTGTCCTCGAATTTTTTTCGCATTTCAATAGATAAGGCAGTTTTCATGCCATTATAGGCATTCGCAATGATTCCCTTATCCATAACCTCCCCATTTTCATCAAATAGGCTGTTATATGCTCTCAATTTCATTCCATAGTTCTCTATGAAATCCTTCTTTCCATAAAAACCTTCACTATCTGTTCCATCTCTCGTACCTTTATTGGCATTATCTATATGCTTATCAATGTAAGCAGAAACAGCATCATATGATTTTAGTCCAATTTTCGGATCATGCAGGTCAACTTTCCACGGTGCCCTTCCGTATGTGTTATTATCGCTAAAAGTCTCAGACTTAGTTTCTGGGCTTCCTTGGACATAAGTTCTTCTAAATTCCTTTCCGTCAACAAAAGGTTTTCCGTTCCTGATGATGGTCAGTCGATCACATTTTTCATATCCTCTTATCCGCCCATCATCATTTTCTTTATCCTGATTTCCAAGCCAAACACATGGATTGTTGCCGCCGTAATTTTTTTCAAATTTGCCATCTGAAAATAGTGTATACAAAGCATCAGCAGAAATCAATGCGGTTTGAGGCCTTTGTTCCTTGTGATTTCGACTCATTTTTGCTTTCACTGCGGTCCACCACCACAGGTTCATATAATAGGAGTCTCCCCACCTAATATAGGGAGTGTATAGTCTTTCTTTATAGTGCTTATCAAAAATTGCAAATCTTTCTTTATTTTGATATTGGTTGACGTGCTTTACAAAACTCATCGGTGAATTGTTCAGTGGCATACCATGCTTTACAATCGCTCTTGTTTTTTCATAAATTTCCTCTTTCCACCTTCTGTCTTCTTGGTAAATTTCATTTAATACTGTCGCCATGGACGCATATGGGTCAACTTGGTCGTAGAGCTTTATGGCCCTCCTGAACCATGGAATTGACATAAAAGGTTTTCCATACCTAGTGTCGCTTCCAAATGGTATAAAAGTTGACACCATATCATCATGGTATGAACTACAGTGCCATAAAGACCAAAAAAACAGAATTCTTTCGTTGCCCGGTTGAAAAATAGTTTTACTGTACTGTGACATAAGGTTTCTTCGTGCCAACTCTTTTCCATATCTAGTATCAGTCCTAGTGCTTCCACCCCCCGTTACCGTCGGAGTTGGCCCCGGTGCAACTGTGGAAACAACGCCAACCGCCGTTTGGAGGTTGCGCCTGTTCTCGTTATTTTTAATAACTGCTTGAACTTGTTGATCACTAAGGTAAATTGCATTCGCCACGTCAATAATTTCAGCCGGGGTCTTTAGAATACCATGGCCTTGGATTCCAGTAATTTTTGACAAGTCTAGGCCCCCATCATCAAGATCATAATATGGTACTATTTTGTTTATAATCTCAATTTGTTTGGCTCGATATTCGGGAACCTTATTAAAAACCAAACTACTGCCTGCATACAAATCAAAACCAAGCCACTCCTTTGATGATGACTTCATTATTTTTTCTAAAACATCCCAGATTTTATGTGTTTCGAAACTTTTCAAAATAAAAGAAACTGATCTGCTCCAAGGACTTACAACCCCGCCCTTATCAATAGTTTCTCTAATAGTTTTTGTATAGCCGCCACTATTTCTTATTTTTTCAAAATAATGTTTTTCGTTTAGATGTTCAAACTCATCCCAAAAACTGCACATCATTTGTGCTAAATACCACAACTCTCTTTTATTGTTACTTCGAGTAGCCGCTATCGCATTAGCTACAAACTCTTTACCGCCGTCTTTACCAATAAAATCTTCTTCCGGCCTGATTACATCGTCTTTTGCCAAATAAAGATATTTATACTTCCCAGTTGTTTTTAAGGCGGTTCTGTCATCTCCGGCCATATCCCATTTTGCAAAATGGTGCATACCACCACCCCAAGCTGGGCCACTGATTTGTTTAACTCCTGCTTTGGTTTTATAAAGCCAAAACATTTTTGCAAAGTAAACGTTATTCCATTTGCTCATTTTATAACCTCTAAGGCTTGATAGATATCATAAGGAATCTTAATGGTTTCTCCTATTGAAACGTGTGATTCAGTAGGCTTATTATTTAACAATGCTATTACATACCAATACTTTCTGTTGCCAAAATATTTATACGATAAAGACCAATATTGATCTCCTTGTTTCCAAACATAATCAAATGTAGGCAATAGATCAGGTATCTTTTTCAATGATGGCGTTCTAAATTGTTCAATAAATTTTACACCTTTTTCATCAAAAATGTCTTTGTATTGATCATTTGAGTTCTTTGCTTTGCTTCTATTTCTTGACATAATTATCCTCTATGGTTCAAAGGGGCTGGTGTCTGACGAATCAGANGTAGGAAACTCTGGCTCTAAAGCATCNTCATCCGAGACAGCTAGTGATGTATTATCAAGAAAATTGTTTTCATCCTCAATAAATTGTTGNACTGATTGTGCCAGTGCTTCTTCTTCTTGTCTTTGAATTGTTTCGTCTGTTAGNGTTCCAAAAAAGTGACTCTTGCCAAGCCATTTCCCATCCGAATCGTATCCCGGAGTTTGCTGGTGCAGAACATTGAAGTTGAAACTGATTGATAGGGCTTTTGGGAAGTGTTTCATGTTTGCTGTAAATGTCCCCAATTCTAATTTTGGGTTAACTGTCAGTCCAGAGATAAATCCCAATAAACCATCTCCTGTGCCNGTTTGTGAGAATGGATCCTCAACAGTAGCCAATTGATCAACACCAGACAAATTATTGTTAAGCAAATTTGCAAACTTGACCTTTACCAGCGGTGACCCATTCATATATCTAACAGCGGTCATTCCCTGTAGTTCTCCTTGTTGCAGTTCGGTTGTCATTGTAGTGTTACCAGATTCTAATGAAGGAGATAAGTTTCTATACGATGGGTAAAGAAAAGACGTAAGGGCATCTATTTTTCCTAAATTTTCTTGCGCCTGTCTGATATTGCCGGCAACCACGTCAAAGCCCAACGAGATTGATCTTTTAGTACCTTGAAAAATAGCAATTGGATCATTTCGCCCAAAAACTTGCTCTTCTTCCCAAGTAGAGTCAAAAGAGTAACTCAAATCGGTAAGCATAGCTAAAAATTGCACTATGTGTCCTTGAAAAAGCATACTCTTGATTTCTAAAATAGAATTAGTTGCTTCGGCATAAGATTTAAGATGAGCATCTTGTGATAATTTATATGTTGGACACGTCACTATGTTTCTCCTCTGATTTCAAAGTATCCGTCTCTGAGGATTTTCTTTAGTGCCACCTCGTCGACCTCTACCCTTATAGTTTGTTGATTGTTCATTTTGTTTCCAAGGTTGTTTATAGCAGATACAATTCCGCTTCCACCGTCTCCTCCCAACGTTCTGGCACTAGTGCCTGTTGCAATAAGTGCTAGATTTTCTAATGAATGATGAACCTTGATTCCTGCCTCGCCTTTCAAGTCAAGGGCTGACATTACACGTTTTATGCCTGTGTACATCTCTAAGAATGCAAGGAAGAAATTACCCGGCTTTATTTCTACAAAGTTCTCTAATGATGTCTTGAGATCTTCTGAGAGAGTAGTCATTTGAGCAACCATATTGCTTGTTTCTGAGGCCATCTTTGCCTGAGCTTGGGCGAACTGCGACATGTTGTAAAGAACGCCTAGAAGCATAACCATGCCGATTAGTGTCAAGGGATTTGCTAACAGACCCATAGCGTATGCTAGTGCAACAACAGCCCCTGCCATTCCGAACAACACACCAACAGCGGCAAATCCATGCTTTGCTAGTTCTGTAAAATTGCCAACCATAAGGCCAAACGATTCTACTAATACGCTCATTCCCAAGGCAGCAACAGCTACACCTCCGCCCATAAGAAGAAACGCCCCACCAAGAGCCAACAAAGGACCTGATGCCATTTTGGCTACAATTCCCATCATTCCGGTAGCGGTAGCTAAGAAGTACAAAGCAGCACCAAGAATTAGTAAACTAACATTCAGGCCAATTACTTGAGAAACACTAAGACTAGAGAAGGCCTCTACGAACTTGGACATTCCCCATCCTGCTAATGCGACTCCGGCCCCCAACATCAAGAAAGCAGCACCTAATGCTAACATAAGCCCAGCACTGGTCGGCAAAATTCCACTCGCTAAACCCTTACCCATAAGAACAAGGAATCCGCCCATGGCCACTGTTAGAATCAAAATTGCACCAATAGCGCCCCAAATTTGCGGACCACTTAGTCCCGCAAAGCCTTTTACAAGTTCTCCCATACCAGCCGCTGCTATTCCCATTCCGGCACCCATGAACATTATTGCCACACCGAGCGCCATTAGAGGACCAGAGGATAAACCTGCCGCCTTAGCCGCAGTAAGTATCGCAGGCACCAAGAAATACAGAGATCCTGCGAGTATAATAATTCCAGCAGATGCGCCTAGAATTTCTGTTATTCCCATTCCTTTGAATGCTTTTACAAATTCTGCCATTCCTTTTGCCGCCATCATCAATCCGGCACCAGCTAGAGCAATAGCTCCACCCATTGCCAACATCGCCTTCCAGCCCATTTTGTTCAACCTGTTTGTGGTTTTCTGTGTTACGTTGCTTGATTTTTGTGCTATATCTTTTTGCTTTATTGTTGCCGCTTCTGTTCTGTCTTGCGTAATTTTCTTTTGCTGGCTCAATGAGTTTTTCTTTTCTAAAGTTAACTTTGTTTGATTTGTTTTATTAGATAGTTTTGTTGTTGCGTCCAATTGTTTTTGTGCCAAGTCTTGCATTTTTGTACGGTGAGCAACCAACGCTCTCGCTGCGGCAATACTTTTAAACATTGCAAAAACAGGATATAGTACTGGTAGTAAGACCAGAAAACCGGCTATGAAAGCAAACAAGGGACCATTCATATCATGAAAACTTTGCATAAAATTCGATAACCCTTCCGCAAAATCTTTAATAATTGGCACCATGAATTCCATGCTTATAGCAAAATTCATAAAGATGGTTTTTAGTTGCTCTCCGATTGACATGGCTTTTTGCATCCTATCATTCATTTCTTTTTGTGATTTATCTTGTGCTGCCATCTTTCTTTGATTTGCTTTGTATTCTTTGAAACTCATGCCAAAGATTTTATTGGCTTCAGCCATATCGGTTATACCAGCGGCATTTGCAATTGCTTTTTGTGTAAACCTGTCCATGTTTTTGAATTGTTTTCCGGATGCCTGTATATTTCTTAACAAATATTCAATTCTTTTGTCTTCTTTCATCGTAAGCATATCCATAGCAGACATCTGGGTACCCAAAATAGCATTCAATTTACCAGTATGCTCTGCCGCATCTGAGAAAGTATCAAATTTACCGGCCAAATCTAGTAAAGAGCTAGCCTCTACACCTGCTGCCCTAGCAGCGGCAGCAACATTTGAAAAAATCTTTACTGATTTGGTGCCATAGACTGCCAAAACTTTATTTGCGCTCTGAAACCCTTTTACAAAATCTGACATATTCATATTCAGGCCTTTTGCGGATAAAGCCAGCTTTCTAGTCATATCAACTGCTTCTTCTGTGCTTGTTCCGAACGCTTTATTGAATTCTTCAACCATCTGACCGGCAGTATCCATCCCAAGTCCGAATTTATCAAAAGCAGCGGTCAAAACAACCAAATCATCCCTAGTTTTTGAACTAACGGTGTCAAAATTTGCCATTGTTGTGTGAAGCGCTTGATGTGCCTTACCAGACTGTTCTATATTTATGCCCAAGTTAGAATGCGCCAAGGCTGTCTGGCTAATAGACTTAGTATACATTCTACCAGACCCTGTTGCTTTGGCA